CTACCTCCCTCCCTCATGGTCTTAATCTGTAGTCCGGTGGCGTATCCACTGGCCCCGGAAGAAGCGATGTTCAGGCCTGCCGCCAGTGGGCTCGGCCCTCGGTTCTGGGCCATGGCAGACTTGTAGTTCACTTCAGAGGCTCGCTGCTGGAACTCTCCACCCATCATGACTCGGCCAATGTCCTCTTCCTGCTGCATCACGGTGTCCATGATCTGAGCCTCGAAGGAGTTGCCGGATACACCAGCCTCACCCGCAGCAACACGCAGACGGGCTCGCTCGGCTCGGGCCGCTTCAACGCGATCACCAGCCTTCTGGCTTACCTGTGCGTTGATCTCCTCGGCCTGCGCTTCACGCTGCTGACCAAGGGCCTTCTGGGTGGCGCGAGCCTGCGACATCTGACCAGCCGTACTTGCAGCGGTAGAAGCCATTGCCATGATGGCAAGGGTCGTCGGTTCACACATTTCTGATGTCTCTCTCGTATTTCGTGAAGGGGATGCGAGCTACGCCGAAGGTGCGGTCAACGCCCACCGGCAGGAAACCAAGGCGCATGAGCCAGCGTTGGCTCACCTTGTTCCGCTCGTCTACCCAATTTCCAAGGACGGGATACAGCTCATGCATCCCGGCCACAAAGTTCTTGCTCAGAGTCCAGACCTTTCTGGGGCTCTGATATATCTCGTCGCTTGCCAGCATCCATGCCACACCCATCTCCGGGCTGTGACTCGGTGCTACTCCCCACATTGCGGAAGGCCTCCCTTCGATAAGGAGCGTCCATGCCGCCTGAGAGGCCAGCAGAGAGGAGTCCAAGGCTTTGAGGGGGGCTACCCCTGCTGATGCCATGACCTCCTCCCTGTCGGCTTCTCTGAGGGTCTCGGCAAGCCGGAAGATGTGCGCGGTTCGTGCTTCTTCTACTTGCCAGCTCATTTAGATAACCCTCGCTCTGTTGTGATACATGCCCTCCCATTCCGCAGAGGTGAAGATCGACTGCACATGGCTGTCGTTCATGAGCTTCACCTTGGCGTCTCTGGAGGAGCCGTAGATTTGAAATGCGTACTTGCCTTCGTCGAAGATCGGAGTGCCCAACTGAAGGGCCTCGTTGCCGATGGTCTTCCCGGTGAACGCAGAGAGGTTCGCGGGGACGACATCCTCGACCAATGGGTCGGTGCCATACGGGGCAACGGAGGTCTGGAAGTAGGCAGTGCCGGTGTAGTAGACGACAAAGGTTCTGAGCTGGAGCCTGCCTGTGGTGACAGCGCGATCCCCGTTCATGACGAACTGCTCAGAGAACTCGTACTCCATGGTGTACCCGACGCCGAACCACAGGAGTCCTGCGGTTTCATCTCCGGGCACCTTGACGGTGGTGTTGTTGATCCACTCGTATTGAGAGGGGTCGCACAGCGCACCGCTCTGGGCACCGAAGCCTGACCCACGGACGATCCTGAAGTTGTCCCGTTGCGTCCCAGCGGGGACGGGGTAGGGCAATGTCAGGGTGGTCTCGTCCTCGATGCCGTCATAGGAACCGGTCACGCTGTCGAGCCTGTCCAGAAGAATCTGGAAGCTCAGTGCGTCGGTCACCAGCTCGGCCTGAAGGTCGGCGGCTTCTAGGTAGACCCCATCAGCACGCTCGATCAGGGCATAGACCTTGTTGTCCAAGGCCTCGACCATGAGGATCGTGTCGCCTTCGTCCAGCTCCCAATAGCTCCACGCACTTTGCACTCGTCCCTCTCCATCGAAGAAAAACTTGTAGACGTAGATGCGGTTCTGATGCCCAGCCTCGTCGGACAGGGCGAAGAGAACATCCTCGTTGGAGTTACCAGCGAGGTCGAAGATTTCCTTCGGGAGGTAGCTGGGAACGTGAGCGGTGACATCGGTAGCTGAGTTCTGACTCAGGTCGTTGTCCCGATGCACGAAGTATTCGCGCACCCGTGAGTGGTCGCCCACCGGGGTCACGAAGTAAACATCGGGGCCGATGCCCACAGGGCGTACCCTGCTGTTCATGCTGTACTCGGTGACCACGTCGATGCTGACTGACGTGGGGGTCAGCAGCTCATCCACGTTGAGGGTGAACTGCGTCTGATCCGCGAAGAGCATCAGGTGGTTCTGGAAGGGCACCGCATAGCGCAGGATCGACACCTTGGTCGAGCTGACCGCAACGTCCACCGGATCGGAGTCCAGCAGATCGGTAACGGTGGTGCGCCAGAAGTTGCCGTAGCCGCCAGCCTCGGAGAACACGACGCTCTCGCCAGCCAGCACACCCAGCCGATTCTTGTAGTAGAAGATGTCGCTGATGGTCTGTCCCACGAAACTCGGGGGTGGATTACTCAGCTCATCGCCCACCTTTCGGACGGGCCAAGCGAACGGCTTGAACTCGAAGGTGCCATCCGGCATGCGAACCAAGCCGTGGGGCATGGTCGCCTCATCGAGCGTCTTGGAGTAGCCGTTGGTGCCATCCATGTAGGACAGCAGGAAGCTCTCCTCCCAGACTCCTCCCACACGCTGCACATAGAACGTGCCAAAGGAGTTCTCGTCGTAGCCAGAGACGATCCACCAATCACCGTTCGACGGTGGGTTGTCGTCCTCAGCAGTGGGGAGCTTCTCGAAGGTCTGCACCTTGCCCTCACGCTTCGCCAGCTCAATCGGAGGGGCGAAGTAAAGGCTCTGCACCTCGGCCTGTAAGGAGTCCGGGTCAACCCACCCAGAGGGCAGGAAGAGGTCACCCGAAGAGATGCCCGGGGGCTGGGTGCTGGGTGCCTGCTTCACGGCAACAGTCACGGACTTGTTGACCACGAAGCTGTAGTCCGCAATGGAGACCACAGAGAAACCCCTCACGGGGTCGCTGTTGTTCAGGTAGTCCTTCCCAGCCGGGAAGTTCACCGTCTGTTCAGTGCCGTCGATGTCGAAAACACGGAGGTCACCATCGGTGATGACGACGATGTACTTCTCGTCAGCGTCTCGGTTGATGGTGTGGATGTACGATCCGTCGAGTGCGGTGTCCGAGACCTTTGAGACGTTCTCGAAGCCGGGACGTTTGCGCACCCCGTTCGCCACTGTGCTGTAGGTGTTCACCTGAGCCTCAGACTGAGAGGGAACCCTCAGGGTCGGGGGCTGCTGGGAGACACCGTTGAACAGGGAAGGGATGTGGGAGCTTACAAGGTTCCCCATCAGTAGTACCTCGACGGATTCCTGCGGCGCGTGAAGATCAGGTTGGTGTCTACCGCTGACCGCAGCATGTTGGTGTCCTTGGTTCTGGTCTCCAGCTTGTCCAGTGCAGCCTTGGCTTCCGCTTCGTGCTGCGCGGTGAACTGGAAGAGAACCTCAGAGCCGATCACTTGGCTCTGGAAGATTCGGGCGGCGCGGACAGCGATGTAGGAACGCGCCACTTGCGGCAGCTCCTCATAGTCCTGCGCCCAGATAATGTTCACCTTCACGGGCTCGGTGATCGTGAAGGTTCTGTTGTCCTTGTCCCAGAACATCTGGGTGTCGCTGTTGTAGCGCACCACATAGTTCTTGGTGTGATCGCACGGGTCTACCCACAGGGTGTTCGCTGGGATCAAGATGTTGTCGTTCACGTCGGGAGTGAGTTCCCACTCCTCGTCGGTGTTGAAGCTCCAGCCCAGATTCAGGATTGCACGGGTCTCGGTATCCAGTGATAGCTCGGCAATAGCGGCGTCACGGATGCCCGTGGTATCGAGGGAGTTGAGCGGAGCCTGCCCGATGCTTGCCAACATCTGATTGACTGCATCGAGCTTCGTCATGGGCTGCATCGGGTTGGTCATGTTCGTTCCTCAGAAGCAAAAAAAAAGCCGAGGGGCGGCGAGGCCCCCCGGCTTTCGGGTTGAGTTGTCGGTCAGGACTACCGATTAGGCAGTCTTGATCTCCGCAGCACACTTGGTGCGCAGCGTACCGTGACCCACGGCATACTTACCGACCATCAGGGTGCCCTGACGACGGATGTCGTACTCCGACTCCATGCTCAGGCCCATGAGCTGCACCGTGGCAGCAGCGGCTTCAGTGAAGACCGCAGCAACCGTGTTGCTCATGTCCACCTGATACTTGGAGTTCAGGTCAGCGTTCGCGCTGTCGTCCACACCCCACGGGAGGTTGTTGGACTTGTGGACACGGACACCACCGATCATCGAGAAGCTACCCTTCGAGTAGCTGCCGTCACCGTCCACATCCCGGTTCAGGATGAGGGTCGGCTCCTGCGCCAGCAGATACCACTGAGCGGGCTTGAGAGCCGCGTGGACATCCGTGGTCTCGACGGGGACGTCCTTCTCTTCCATTGCCTGCTTCGCGGCCCAGATGGAGCCAGCCAGCGAGACAGCGTTGGAGTCGGCGTCGGCGTCGGTGATCTCTTCGCCACCAGTGTCACCCGTGAACAGGGCAGCACCGCGAGCGGAGTTGATGAGAGTGCGAGCCACATTGGCGTCGTAGGCCTGCGCCAGAGCGCGGCCCATCTCCGTCGAGTAGATGGAGCGGACGTCATAGTGGTTCATGGCCTCGTCGATGTTGGCGACGAAGACCGGCGAGATCAGGAGATCATCAATCGTGATGACCACCTCGTTGTGAGCGATCTGACCGCCGGTGATCTCGGCACCGGGGGGTGTGATACGCCGTAGAGGCGTTGTAGGTCGCGGGGAACTGAGCGGACTTACCGCTGGAAATCTGACGCTGACGATGCAGCGGCTTCAGGATCACGCTGCGCTCGAACGCAGTGAGAACCTCACCAGCGAAGACCTTAAGGAACAGAGCCTTAACGTCACCAGCCAGATCAGCCTGACCTACGCGGGAAACAGTTGCGTCAGCCATTAGCTGATTGCTCCTTTGTAGATTGGTTGAATTGGATTGTTGGCATTACCCTGTCCCGTGTCTCTGAAGGTTGTCCCGCCGTAGCAGGGCCGACAGTTCCTCTGGGAGTTGGGTTACGGACGCTCGGCCAAAAGCATCCGGGTTGGGGAGTGGCCGCTCCCCGGTATTCGGTAAGCAGAGGCCTCCGAAGAGGCCCCGCGCCCTGCCGCATGAAGCAACAGGGGTGGTTGTTTGACAGGCCATCAAGGACTCGAACCCTGCTCGGTGCGGTTTGGAGCCGCTCCTGCGCCCTGCGCATGACCTAGAGAAAAAAGGGGGCTCCCGTAGGAGCCCCGGAGGTTGCCGCGTTGAGGAGGAAACGCGACGAGAGACTTTAGGCGTAGAGGTTCACTCCGCGCTTGAGCGCACGGGAAACCTTCTTCTCGACTTCGGCTCGGAACGCACTGTCCTGCGCATAGCGGGGATCACCCATGGCGCGGGTCATTTCTGCCGCGCTCTTGAAGTATTCCCCACTCTCACTGGCAGGCGTACCACCAACGGTGTTCCCGGGTTCGATGTTCGCCTCACGCTGAAAGCGGGCGTACAGTCCCGTGAGTGCAGTCTGGTAGGTCTCGGGGTCTTCCAACATCCGGTTCAGGGAGTTGGCCTCCTTCTCCGAGAGATTCTCTCCAGCCCACTCAAGGACATCATCGAGCTTCCCGTCCGTAATCTTGTTCGCCTGTTCCTTGAAGAGTGCCTGTGAGGCTTCGACACCAGCAACATAGGTGTCCACCATCTGACGGGGGATGCCAGCCTTCTCCAGCTCGGCAATCGTCTCGTCAGTCAGCTCGCCCTTCTGCGCCCATTCGTCGGCGGCTTTCTGCACCGCATTCTGGGTCTCAGGGGTCTGCTCTTCAGGAGCCTTCTCGTTCTCGTCCTCGGCCTGATTCTCTTCAGGCTCTTCGTTACGGCGGCTATCGTGGAACTGCTTCTCCAGCTCCGAGAAAGACTTGCTCAAGTCTTCGTAACGCGCCTCACCCTTCTCGGCATCCCAGAACTTGTCGGGGAGCCACTCGGGCTTCTCGGCAGATGGCTTGGACTCGGGTTCGCCGCCGAACTCACGCTGAGTCGTTTCACCACCATCGTCTTTTTCCGTGACACGGAAGCGAGTATCACCAGACTTCTCAGCCATGGCAGCGTCGTGCTGCTTCTGGGCCTCGTCTTTCTCCGGTGATGCCCCCTCGTTCACTGTTACTCGCTCTACCATTGTTCTCCTCAGTCTAGGTGCGTGATCCGCTTGTCACCATTCTCGTACTCGGTGACTCGAACCTTGCGCCCGTTGATCTTCTTTTCGGTTGTGCCTTTCTTCTGCGGGAGCCGGAGGACTCCCGGCCCAACGGGGGCCGGGACTGTCCGGTGGTCAGCAGAAGGACGGCTCGGCTTGGCGTCAGCCATGCTCTCCTCCTTCAGTTAGTTTTCTGTCATTCCCTTCGCCAGTTGACCGGCGACGGGGCCAGCAGCCTTGGAAGCCACGTCTTGAACCATGGCCTGTTGCTGCTCTGCCTGCATGTCCTCGTCAGACTTCAGGGCATCCGAGATGTCCACGTTGTGACCGATGGCGAACATTTCGATCAGCCATTCGTCACGGAACATTTCAAGAGCTGCGGGTTTCACAGCACCGATGTCCCCGATCATCTGTCTCAGACGATTCAGTTCGTGTCCTCGACCAAGCGCATCAAAGCCAGTGACGATGATCGGCTTGATCGCGTCCTGTCCCTTGACCTTGGGCAGCTTCGGGAACTCTCCCTTGGACTTCATCACGGACAGAATCCGCTTCACCAAGGGGAGCTGAAGCTCCTGCGTCAGGACGGTGTAGACGCCACCAAGGACGTCCTCCAGTTCCTGCGCCATCTCCCTGATCTCTTCGGCAGTCACACGTTCAGCATCACGGACAGTGCCGCTCTGCAAGAGGAACGCATGGCTCAACCTGAGGGTCAGGTCATCGAGGGTCGCCTTGGTCACTTGGAAGTCTGGATACTTCTCAAGGATCAGGGCAGAGATGTCTTCAATGTCGCCGGAGATGATGTCGCCGCTCTCCGCATTCGCCATCTCCTCAGCGTTGATCTGGGAGTTGGGCTTACGGAGGAAGATGATCTTCGCCGCAAGCGCAGAGAAAGCCACGATGGCCTTGCTCAGGCCCTCCAGCGAACGGAGGTCACCGAGGTACTCTTCCACCAGCGGCCTGCCGTAGTCATCCCCGACACTGCCCTGCCAGCGCAGAGCAATCCACGGAGATTCGTCAGCCTTGACGGAGCCCTTAGAGTCGGGAAC